ACGTCAATACGATCTAACTGTTCATAGTTACGGATATCCGCACCAAGAGAGTAAGTCATTGCCAACTTGTACAAGTCGGAATAACGGGTTACTGCTTCAACACCACCGCGTAGTTCTTTGATTGGAGGTGCAGCAAACACAACCGCTTGAGTGTGGTATGCCAAGGAAACGTTATGAGAATCACGTAATAACATTTGCGCGCCGTTTGGAATCGCAGCGGAAATGTTTTGACGTGCGCCATCAATAACGATTGTTGGGTTCACTGGGATATCCGCTGTACCGCCGAGGGTTGCAATAACGGTTGCAGTCACAACAAACTGTGCGCGTTGTTGTAATGGTTCATAGGTCAATGGATTAACCATAAACACACCCGCAGCATCATCAACTTCAATGATGTCACCGATGTTAAATGCAACAACGCTTGGTATTAACCCTGTGACAGAAATAGTGTTACCACCAACGATTGGGCCGTTAGTCACAGTACCAGCTAGCTTGAATCCAGCTTCAGGTGTACCACCCGCTTGACCTGCACCAGCGATTTGACGGGTCAAGAAGTTAGTCTTGAAGAAGTCAAAGCCAGATAAATGACCTACGAAACCATCAATTAACGCACCGGTATTAACGGTGTTGTTGAAAGTGTTGTAGAGATCATTGGAAAGGTTAGCGGCAATACGAGGGCCTACACCAGCATAGCGTTTGCCATCCTCTGGAATCGCTAATTCAGTCATGTAAGCATCAGCACTTAAGATCGTGTTGAAGTCTACCGGAACGCCTGGTGTACCAACTGCTTGGTATGTTTTGGTTTGAAATTCTTCAGCAATGAAGCGTTCAACCATGTTACCAAGACGTTTAGCACGTGGAGCATTCGCCATTTCAAGATAAGGTTCGTCACGTGCGCGATCAAACGTTAAGTTGAAACCACTGTATTCAAGCATGATGCGGAACTGCTTGGAAATGGTTAATGGGCGGATGATCTGAACACGTGCTTCAGACGTTGCACTTGCGCCTTCACCACCTAGATATCTTTCTTCTAAACGATAATCTAAGGTTTGGCCAGTTGCGAAACGTAGGTTTTTGAAGTCGCCTTCAAGGTTACGGTTAGAAGTTCTTGCGAAGCTTAAGGAGTTCCAGAAGCGGACGAACACGTCGTCCAAGACATATTGAGTTTCTCTAAATTGATTAGCCATTATTATTGTTCTCCATGAACAAATAATTAGAAAAAATACTCTTTCGAGTGCCTTTAACTTTTCATTCGTCCGACGGTCGACAATAATTTACGCGTCTATTTACAATTTAAATCTTGGGTGATGGAATCCCTTACTCATCAAAACAAATAGTAGTCCTGTAGCCGGTGGTTTGTCAAATAATGACCTAATCCGGTGTTGGTACAGCCGGATTAGGTGCACTAAATCAAGCCCGATGAGACGGCATTTCATCTAATGGGATGCTATAACCTGCCCCACTTTTATATTTCTCATGCTTCGACAATGCTGTACCAAAATGCATCAATGCAAGATGTAATGCCCTAAGTGCAAGTGTTTTTTCTGCACAATTTGGCGCGGCTACATCCATAATGTTAGCAATTTCTTTTACAGCATCATAAGCACTGTTATGAAGGTTGATATCTAATGAATCAAACTTAACGCGTTCAAACATATCTTCAACTAAACTCATTTACTTTCCCCTTAACGGTTAGTCTTATGACGGTTTTTAACAGTAGATAAGCGTTTTGCATCAGCTTTGGCCAATAAATCATCACCCGATGTATCTTTTTCTTTCGGTTTGACCTTCACGGTTGCATCTTCCTTCGTTCGACCTAATGGACGCGGCGTCTTGGTCGATGGCTTATTGCGGCGCATACGTTCTTCAAGCTTACCCATTTCAACCATACGAGCATAAGGGTCTGGCAACTTGGAAATACGTTCAATTTCTTGCGGATGACGCTTGCTAGCGGCATAAATGAAAGCAGACGGGTCGGACATAGCACGAAGGGATAAGGTCATCGCATCATCAATCGGTTGCGAGCCTACAACATCACGGAAATCATCGAAACGATCCATTCCCTGAGAGAATTTCTTATGAAATTCACGTTGTGCGGTCTGTTCTTTCACATCCCGGGCTTTCTGTTGTTCATCAGTCTGCATACTGTTAACCGTTTGTTTTACAAATTCGGTTAACTGTTGCTGCCACGATGAATCATCGTTGGGATCATACTCAAATTCAGCCGCGGCTTTCTGCACTTCACTACTTGCACCTTTATTAGCCAATTGTTGGCGTAATACTTGCAATTCATGATCGCGTTGTTCAATTTCACGCTGATGTTGTTTTTCTTTACGGTCAAGGCGGTCTTTCATGCCTTTCGACATGCGTTCCTTCTTGTTGCCATACTCATCCTCTTCACCTTCGTCATCATGAGATTCACCTTTTTGATCAGGCTTTTCATCAGAGTCATCGTCCGTATCGTTATCTGATTCGTCCGTATCATCAGTTTCATCGTCCGATGTATCAGGTGTTTCGTCCGTATCGCCATATTCTGGTGCATCAGATTCCATTTCTTCAATGGGTGCTTTTTCATCCTGGAGCTTTTCTTTATGCTCAGGTGTTGCCGGTTGCTGAGAATTACCTACACCCATTAAAAGATCATCAATATTGCTTATGCTCATGTTTTCCTCTCTACGGTTTTAGTGAACTTTTGACGTTAAAATTTTTACCATGTTATCAGCGTGTGCAATGGTCGCATCCGATTCGGTACGATTAGTTTCAGCCATGAAACGCATTTTACTTTCTTCAATGCTGCCGGTTAACTCCATCTGAGCGATTACTAATTTCATGTGTTCAATCTCAATTTCTGCTTGAGTTTCTTTCTCTTTTAATGCCAATTCTTGTTTCTTTATTTGTATTTGTGCTTGTTTAAATTGCTGGTCTACCTGCATTTGTTGTTGCTGTAATTCAATAGCTTGTTGTTCAGGCGTTGGCCCTTGCTGTGGTGGCATCTCACCTGTTTTACCTGCTTCAATAATTTGCGGTGGCACACGTGTCTTCAATCGGTTTTTAATTTCAATCGTATTAGCAAGTGGTAAGTTTTCAGCAAACAGATCAGCAATCAATGTCCATGATTCAGGGTCAGCTTGTAATACTTCACGCAAGGCATGTAGTGCCTGTTCTTTCTGACCTTCATAAGATGGCCCAGGTTTTAATCTCACCTGATAGGTACCCTTACGAATATCATTTTCAATCCTCTCACCATACTCATCAATTTCACGATTAACGGTGATATTTTTTATGCCCTTATCCGGCATCATCAATGTCATCACACGTTCACTATCATAAACACGTGGGATCATTTCGTTAACGATTTCACCACCAGTGGCAATAGCACGATTGATTGAGTTAAAAAATACATACGTTGCATAGCTACCTTGTCTAGTTCTGGCATCAATTGCAGCACCAGACGCTTCATCACCAGCTTGGCCCATTCGTGCGGGATATAATCCAGTTGATGTATACAAATCTTGAATAGCTAATTCATATTGCTGGAACAAAGATTGTGACAATTCAGGCGGACGTACTTGCTCAGGCTTATTCCCTTCAGGTGATTCGTCATAAGTGAGCATCCCTTGGATAGCGGTTGGATCACGCCAGTTACGCTGTGTATCTAAAGATGAAACATTCTTCTTTGACCCAATCCATTGATCGTAACGAGATACTTTCAGGATGTAGGCAGATTGAGTGCGCAAATAATTAATGTAACGTTGAGTATCACGGCAATCACCAAAGAAAGAGCGAGTAATTTGCTTACCAGTTTTGTCGTAATAACTATTGTTGTCAACAAATACCAAAGGCAATTGTTCACTAGGGAACTCTGTTTTGTCGAGTTCATAATCACCTGCAATACGATAATGAATAATCTTATGTTTCTTAGATGGTCGTTTTTCTTCAATACGAACCATCTCGCCTTCATCCCAAAGCGTTATGGTTTCAATACTTTCTTTTTCTTCAACTGGTGCAGCTTTTTTGTTAGGCGTAACATCAACACCATCATCTTGCGGTAATATGTCGTGATCACCTTGCATACCAAACGCTGCGGGGTTGTACGCCTGGGTTTGTTGCGGATGTTGTTCACCTTGATTACCCATTTGGGAAAGTTGCGCGGCAAGGTCGACTTGTTCGCCGCCCCCTGGTTGCATTCCATCTTCACCACCCATTTGTGGCTGCATTTGCTGCATGGCTTCCATTTGAGCATCCAGCGCAGCATTTCGAGCATTAATCTCACGCGATTTTTCAATTAACTCATCCATTTCTTCTTGATTGAGCACATTACCATTGGATAATTTGTACAACGTATCCTTTTCATATTTACGCACATAGTGATCGATGATCGTAATCGATTCATCATCAGCCCACATGAAAGGATTGCCGGATTCATTGGGTTGTACGGCTAGCGCAATCTCTTCTTCAGATTGTGTGATACCGCTAATTTTAGATATTTGTTGCTCAATGTCTTTGCCATAAACCTGACGGAACTTTTGGCGTGTCATCAAAGATAAATAACCGCAGAAAGTACCATCCGTTTTATTGATGGATTCGGCGCCTAAATCCCAATAACAGCGTGTCGCATCTTTGAAGTACCAATACTCAATATCCTGATTAAACGATTTGGAATGTGAGTAATCTGTGCCTACGCAAAATGCACTATAGCTACCGATAGCGGCTTGGCCGCCTGATACTTGATAAGCAATCGTAGCAGACGTTGAAAACATAATGTCTTTTGTGATGACTTCACGAAGAGAAGCCACTTTCTCATCGCAACCCGTCATCGGTACGACTTGTAGCTGTGGTGTATTTTGCTGTTGTTCGCCAAGTAATGAGTTGGCCATGGTACCAAGCTTATTTGATGTCAGAGGTACCTTGCGATACGTCTTGATCATGTCGTCCTCTTCCTCATCCGACCATTGCGAACCAAGGACAAACTCATGCATGAGATGATAGAGGTCTATATTATGTTTGAAACCTGCATAGAATTTCTCATACGCAACACGGGCTTCTTTAGCGATTTTTTCATTTTGTTTGGCCATTGGCAATCCCTTGTATTGATCAACTTATCCTAAGTTGTTTGACAACAATGTAACATGTATTGTCAACCTTAAAAGATATAACTATTTGTATAATTAAATCTTTTTAAGATTAAATGTTAAATGCTCTGATAACCTCTGTTAAATGTTTAAATCAGCATTCCAGCATGTCGTTCAGGTAATACCGTAGGCTGATAACTGCCCTCTGATACATATTCACCCTCATAAAACGTTAACATGAGCGCTTCCCCACAATCTGGTGACAAACACCCTCTGCCTTTCATATCCTCTTTGCTTTCAATCACCAGTTTATCACTTGAATCATATTTATAACCGAATACGGTTAAATCAGTTTGTAGCTCGTCGCTGTCCGGTATTTCAACATCCATATCCTGAATGAGCCACTCACGGGTTCTATCCCATAATTCTGCACGCACATTTTTATAACGTTTAGGTTCTTCAGCTTTGCGCGCAACGTTCACACCCACAACAATATCGGTATAACCAAGTTCATGCAATCGATCTACCACACCCGCACCAATACCAATGCAATCAATATAGACTTTGCGTGGTTTTTCTTTTTCAATGATACGTTTGATGATCCCGGCTAGTTCCATAAGATCAATATTGTAGTGGGTTTCAAGCTTATATGCTTTACGACCTTTACGCCGAATGATAGCGATACGGTCATCGCCTTTGCGGGCCGGATCAACGCCAATTACCAATTCAGATTTACTATCTACTACGGTTTTACGTGCTTTCAACACATGTTCGACTTGGATAAACGTATCAGTAATAGATGACAGAAAAGCTTCGTCATCAGTAAACGGATATTCTTGCCGAAACTTACGGCACTTTTGCTCATAATCACCCTTGATATCTTGCAGCTTGATACGACGCCAATTCAAATGTCCTGGTTTCAAACCATTTTCATTAAATTTTTGCAACCATTCGCGTTCTTCATCAGTTGGCACGAAACTTGCATCGTCAATACAATATTCATCTTGCCAGTACCACGGCACAAAGATGGCTTGGTAACGACTCTTACCATTCTTAGCTTCTTGCCAATCCAAATAAAAATCATTCGACTGACCATTGGCGGTTGATTCTTTGATGATCTCAGTGTCGTTAATCTCAGCCACCGTATTCATCAAACCCATACCAATTTTTGCAGCATCTTTGTAGAACGCATATTCAGAGAGATGCAGATATTGGTTAGTCATACCTCGACCGACTTCGACAGAGCCAGCCGTACCCACACGATAACCAGAACCAAGACCATTAAACATTAATGTGTTGTCATTCTTTTTATCTGGTTGCGGGAATATAGATTGATCTAGGTTTTCACTATAACGCTTTGTCATTTCAAACAAAGCACGTGTTGAATCGGCATGGTGTGTCAGAATAAATGACTTTTTGCCACGCTTAGTGACCGTTTTATGAAAGAATCGAGCTTGAATAAGCGTGCTAACACCTTGTTGCCGACCTTTGAGAACTAATGCTCTAACTTTACCAGTGGCTTGCAATTGGGCTTCTAATCGTTCGTGAATATATTGCTGTGCCCGGTTCAATATAAAATGACGTTCAGTGCCTGATTTGTCATGGATGATGAGGAAGTTTTTCGCAAACAACGGTAACGATTTCAATATCCGTATGAGCTTTGCTTCATCCATGATTATTCCGCCAGCTTATCAATCAACATTTCAATGACAGATTTGTCCTCTGTCTTTTGTTCTTCAGCCTGTTGGCCATATTGCTTAGGTAACAACTTGCTAGCTAGCCATTTACGCGTGTCTACCCGCAAGCGTGAACGAGCGATAAATTCTGTGTTACATACTTCATTACCATCTTTATCCAGCTTAATATCAAAACTATCATCGTCTGAAATTTCAAGGCATTCTTCAGCCAAAATATCTGCTTGTTCTAGCTTTGCCATTGCGTATTGGGCGCGAAATTCTTGTACACGATGACGCCAACGGTTAATGGTCATTTTATCGGGAAGCTCAGGATAAAGCTTCGTCAGCTTTAAAAGGCCATACCCTGTAGACGAGACGAGTTCGCAAATATGATCGCCCATCTCTTTAGTATATTCGAGAGGGCGACCAACTTTGTTTCCCGCCTTGTTTTTAACTGCGGGTTTTGTCATGCGTTATGGCCCTGCTTGTTCATTACGTTTCTCACCCTTCATATCATCGCCAGCTTCGCCAGGCATACAATATTTGGGTTGTTGCTTATTCTGCATCTCAACACGTTTGCCATAAGCGCTTGTC